CTCAACGACTTGGTTGCGCTCACCGGGAGTCATTGGGTTGGAGACGGTAAGCATCGCCTCACCCGGCTTCAACTGCGGGATCTCTTTCTGGTTTGCAATGGAAACCTTCTCGCCTTCGCTTATGTTTGAGCCTTCTGCTTTGGCTGCATCAATTTGAGCTTGAGTAAGAGTGGTCTCTTTTTCGTTTGTAGGCACAACTGATGTTGTGTCTTTCGTTACATCAGATGGTGTTGTGTCTTGCGTTACAACAGGAGCGGTTTCCTCAACCTCTGCTGGTTGATTTTTTGTGTCTTGAGCGGCATCTGTAATAGCTTTTTCAGACGCCCTTATTTCTTCAAGTGCTTTTTGCTCACGATCTTGCTGTTCTGTTTTTGCTACGTCTTGTGTTGTTGTTGCATTAGGAACATTAACTTTATTTGTGCCTGCCAAATCAGGTGCTTTTAATTTTGCCGCTTCATTTCGAGCGTCTTGTAGGTATTGTTCGCCAAGCGTAGTTACCGCTGATGTTAATGCGCCTTTAGGGCCATTACTTATCAAACCGCTAGTAGCTGCACCAATAACTTGGGAGGCTTTGGGGCTAAGATCAGGTATTGCGGTAGTAAATGCAGTATTAATTGCTTTGGTAGCAGCAGTACTTACAAGGCTACCAACAAATGCATTTTTAATTGCATCTTCATTTCCTCCGGCAACAATGGTTTGTACTACCGAACCTCCAGCCTTCACAATTGCAGACGCTATCTCTGGATGGCCTATAACCTCTACCAACGCTTTTGTAGCGGTAGGGCTGTATATACCTATTGTTGCACCGGCCACGCCACTAAGCACGGCTTGACCAAGGGGCTTACCTTGAGCTACTTGAAGAGCGGTATTTGCTACAGCACCACCAACAATATTGGCAGTCGCTGTGGCGGCGGCTCCTGCGGCAGCGGCAGCGGCTGGTGTCGCTCCTGCTGCAAGAGCCGCAGCAGATGCTTCTGCGGCAGTAGTTAAAACCCCCGCGCCCATTAGTTCAGCGCCAATCCATTGTCCAACACCGGGGAGAAATACCGCCGCTGCCAACATAAGAGAGTTTTGCAAGAAATCGTTTTTATCTAAGTCCCCGCTTACTCTCAAGTAATTACCAGATGCATCAAAAGTAACCGCTCTCCTTACGCCGTCAAACTTATCATAATATGAATATGCAACAGGGGTTCCATACTCTTCTCCCTCTATATAATCTCTGCCAGCTTTAGATGGAGTAAGCGCCCATTCAGGGTAGAAATTTTTGCCTGTTTTTTTCTCAAGTTCAAGTATGCTGGCAGGTTTGGGCGGTTCTGTTTTTGGTGGGAATTTAGCTGCATATTCAGCTTTTTGTTGTTCGGCAATTTTTCTCGCCTCAACAGGGTCATAGTAAGTAAATCCAGCAGATGGGTCATCCCTGTCATATGTAAGAGTGACAGCATCTGTTCTGTCTTCTTCAATAGTATCATTGTGACGTTCTGGCATATTAATTCACCGTTTGGTTTACCGCGCCAACCAGCGCCGATGCCCAATCTTGCCAATCATTAAACTGATCAGTCCTTGGGATTGCTTCATTTGTAAAAACGTCAATAGCGGATAACCCGTTACCCCAGACTTTCCAATCAGTGGAGGGCGATGGGATCTCAAGCTGCTGCGGAGAATACAGTTCGACCATGAGCGATGCCCACGAGTCAAACGTGTGATAACGGGGGTCATAGACCTGCGCTGGATTAAGAGCCATATGGCCTCACATCGCCGACCTCGGCTGTGATGATGACCTTACCAAGCTGGTAATTTCCACCAGAGACATCAGACACAAACCTTAATCGAATCTCGCGGCGCTGCTCACGCATATCAATCTTGCCGGTGTCTGGATCAAACAAGTACGGCCCAGTCGTCACATCATTTGCCTGAGCAAACGGCCTACCAGTGATGTAGACCTCCATCTCTCCAGACTGAACAAAGTCAGGCTCTACGCGATCCACGCGCAGCCACACATTGTCCCCAAGAGGCGCTGCTTGGGCTGGGCCACCAGCAACCCACCCAAGATCACTGGTTTCAAAATAGCTTCGGATTGCAAGCGCTGTCTGGCCGTTCACCTCATCGGTGCCAACCTCGTGCTGGTACAGGTTGATCAATCCTGCCACTGTGGAGAACGACAAGGTGCTTGTAGCGGTCGCCGTAGCGGCCAAAGACAGTTGCAAGCCTTGGGCATAAATTGCGCTCACAGGCACTGAAAAACCAGAGCCAGTTCCACCAATGGATGCCGCAGTAGCGCTCAAAGTGTTTCCGACAACATATCCAGCCCCTCTGTCCGTTATGGTGACGGATGTGACCGCTGCACCAGAAACAACAATGTCAGCCTTTGCATTGGATCCAGAACCACCAGTGAGCGTTACGTTGGTATAGGTGCCGTTTGTGTACAGCGAACCGCCTGTGATTGCGCCCAGTGTCTTTATGTTGCTTGATGTGATGCCAAGCAGGGTTGTGCCCGAGGCTATACCAGTGCCAGTTACATTTTGTCCAACAATTGCCGAAGACTGGTAAGTATCGGTGTAGGCGTAGAAGCCGCCATTTGTAAGGCTGTAGTCAGCGGAGAACACAAACTCGCTTGTGCTGGTCTCCCAGCTTGCTTCAATTGGGAAGGCGAAGACTTGCGAGAAGTATCCAGCGCTGCGGTATGCGCCAGTTGACTGGCCTACGTCATACCAAGTGTTCTCGCGCACGTTGTAGACAATGGCATCGGTGCATTCGGTGGCATCACCACGAGGGTAGAACCACCAAATCTCGCCGTACCGTGGAACCTTTGTTGCCCATACTTTTTGACGCTGGTTGTAGTTCAGGTTGTCAAAAAAGTAATTCTGGTTCATGTTGTTTGGGATTTCCTTCACAACACCGTTGTACATCAGGAATCGGTCAACTCCTACCCAGTAGTACACGCCATCGTACTCAATGGCGCACTGGCTGGACATGATTGAGGACTGGCTGCTGATGATGTCATAACGCCAAAATTGCGGTGGAGTTCCTGTGCCGCCTATGTAAGACACACGGATCAGGCTGTCAACGCTCCAAAACAGGCCAGAAGGCGCGTTGGAGCCGCCCCTGACGGGTAAGCCTTGGACGATCTTTCCGGTCGCCACATTGGTCGCATTTGCGTCCGCAGACACCCAGTCGTTGGTGTTGCCTGCTCCGCAGTTCTGGATCAAGCCGTTGTTGCCGTACACGAACACATAAGGGTGTAAAGAGACAACCCCGCCAGAGACCGAGATGTTGTTGTTGAATGTGACCGTCACTGTACCGTTGGCAGTAGCTGGCAACGACATCACCACAGAGGTTGATGAAACTGAAACTACAGTAGTTCCAGCCTGAATCCCAGTGCCAGAGATAGACTGACCAGCCCCAATCAATGGGTTTACAGCAGCAAGGGTAATAGTTGCATTTGTGTTTATCGTAGTAGCGCTGTCCGTAAACACGCCAATTTGGCTCATCGTAGAGCCAGTAATGTCACCAATCAAGACTGGGGAGTTGATGGTATTGGTAAGGTCGTTGAGGTTTTGGCATGGTGCCGCAACCAAAGACTGAACCCCAGCGCCAGAAACGTCATAGAAGCCGTCAAACTGCCACAAGTTATTGGCTGAGGCCGTAAAGTTTGACAGTGTGAAATCTTGGAATCCAGAGCCAATCCCGTTGTTGTCGATGCCAAGGGATTGCAAGCCATCGCTGTAGCCGCTGTAGACGTAGTTGATGTTGTCTTGGGCGTTGAGCCATATACCCCGAGACGGGCCGCTTAATTGGCTAGAAATGACCCTGTAGCCGCCAATCTTGCGAGGACGGCCACGCTGGAAGCGCACCCACTGCCCATCGGTGTAGAAGTTTTTGTCAAAGACGGTGCCGTCCCGCTGGATGCCGGGTTGGGTGTCAAGGGAAAAGACTTTCTTTCCCATCAGTATGTCCCGCCAGAAACGCCGCCAGTAAAGGTTCCAGCGCCAGCAATGGTAAGGCCGGTCGCCTCCAAATCAAAACGCTGGACGCCAAGGATTGAGATGCCAAACTGACCTGTGCCGGGCCTAAACACGCCAGTTGATGTCTCAGACGCAAAGTTAAGCGTTGGGCCACCGGCTGATCCATTGTTCAGCGACAAAGAACTTGATCCAGCGGAAACCGTGGCCGCATTGAGCAGGTTGATGGAATCGCATAGCAAGATGGCTTGAGCATTGGCCGTCACCACCGCAGAAGACCCGCCAGAGGCTCCAGTGGTAAAGCTGACCGTATAGCCCGGCCCACCGCCATTAGTTTGATTGGTGATGTAGTACACCTGAATCGTCTGCGGCAAGACAATGGTTACGTTGCCAGTCAGGTTGCCGGTGTATTTTTGGATTGTGTTTGAAGCCTCGGCAGGCGTCAGCGTGTATGTACCAGACGTTACAGCCTTGGTCAATTGGCTGAAGTTGAACTGTGCGTTCTGCCCAAGGCCAACGGTGTAGAAAGCCGTGCCAGAGCAGCAAACAATGCAAGAGTCTGCTGGCTGCATGGCAATGGATGCCGTGCCATTGATCTGGTCAATGCCAGAAGGCGTCACATTGAGCGTCCCAGTACCGCCGTTGCGGATTAGGAAGAACCAGTTGTCACCCAAAGTGGAAGCAAGCGGCAGCGTAAGGGTGCCAGTACCGCTTGTCCACACATAGGAAGATGCGCGGTCGGATGCCTGCGCGGTGTAGCTGGTGCCAAAGGTTTCAACAGGGTGCGCGGTGTTTAGGGTGGTGCTGATTGCCATCAGGCCGTAGCCAGCCAACGTCACAGCGTCCGTATTTGACGACCCGGCACCAAAGGCAATGATTCCCCAAGTTCCATATGCGGTAGGGTTGGCCGTGATGTAGATGTATTGCGCCTCGCCAGCGGCCACGGTGACAATGGTGTGTGCGCCAGAGTAGTCCTTGACCGTGATGGGAACGCCGCCAGTATTGCGGATCAGCGAGTCCGTGCCAACAGAGGTCTGGTCTGCCGGAGGCATCAGCAAGTAATACGAGGACGACGAGGACGAAATCTCCATGATCCTCGCGGCGTAGTTGTCGGTCGGATTACCGTTGACAGGCCACGACAACTGGACTGTGCCAGTCAGGGTTATCGAACGATAGGATACGTCCGTTGGCTGGATTACATCGCCTGTGAATGGGCTTACAAAGCTCATGTGTCCCTCGCAATCGCTTGGCGGTCAGCTACGCGCAAAACATTCTCGTTTTGCAGAACAGCAATGATCTTGTCGTACTGGCCTTGCCACATGGGGATGCGCTCGTCGTTCTTTAGGAAGGGCATTGCTTGCAGCAGGGAGCCGTACAGCAGCGCCTGCGGGGCATACTGCGTGAACCAGTTGGTTTGGTTGGACGAGTCAAGAGGCTGATTTCGTTCGTAGTACAAGACTTCGTAGCTGTACGCAGCCGCAGGCGTAGGAGCTATCAGCCAATGCTCGTAGTCGTAGTCGCAGAAGAACAGTGGAACGTCCGTTGAACTGGCGTTGGGCCAATACTCACGCAGGTACTCATAAGTACGAAGGAAAATGGGCTGGCGATTGTTTGCCACCGTCACGTTCATGGATACCGTCTTGCGCCAACGCGCTGGCTTTGCAATGGTGGCCTCGCCCAGAACCATGTTGCTCTCCACTACCACCAAGTTGCCAAGGAATTTGATCTCCGAAGCAATGATCTGCTCCGCCAGCATAATGAACTGGGGGATCTTTTCGAGGGTAGCGGTGTCCGTGCGCTCCAAGTAGGACTGAATGTCTTCTACAAGGGAGTCATACGTCATTACCGAAGCGGTTGTCATACATTCCTCTCAAATCAGTCCTAGTTACCCTTGATTGTAAGGGCGAGTACCTTGTTTGTCGATAATCAGCACCTGACCGCGAGGCTTGCCTTTGGGGTCGTTTGGCACCGAAATGTGCGTCCAACGGTCAAATTCACGGATTAGCTGGTCAAAGGGCAGCTTTGCGGCCATAACCGACTTGACTACAACGTCGGGGGCCATGCCGGGTACACGAATATCAGCAGCACAGCCGACCCGATGCTGAGAAGTGTCTTTACTGCCCACGGCATCATTTACTTGTTTGCTCCGAAATGCGCTGTTGACCATGATCGGTACGCCTCCCAAAACGCCTTTAACTTGCTCCAAAAGGCCAGCCAAGCGTTTGAGATTTTCTGTTTCAGTAGGGTTAGGCTCATTCTTAAACTCCCGATGTTCAGTGGTAGTTAACTCTTCCAAAGTGAAATTTGGACTGAGTTTCATTTTGCTGCTACGCCTTGAATCTTCTCAGCGGTACGCATACCGCCCAGCCCCAGCATACCCAGCAGCAGCGGCATCATGGTTCCAGTATCCATCTGCGGAAACTTGACGGGGTGGCCGTAAAGCGCAGAACCCCACTCAGCCAGCGGGCCAACGACAAACTGCACAGCGAACCCAGCGCCGCATATCCACCCAATAGCAGGTCGCCAGCCAGAGACAAAAATGCTGGGGTTTGTAGCCTCTAGCTTGTTAATGTCCATCTGCCCTGCAAGCTGGGCCAACTCGCCAGACTGCTGTAGCTTCATCAACTCCAGCTTGGCAGCAGCCTGCTGGGCGGGATCAGGGAAAACCCTATCTAGAACTTTGCCGCCAATGTCGAGCAGCGCGGATACTGGGTCAAGGGCCATGATTAACATCCTCGTCGTGGGACAGTTTCACGCCCGCCAGCAGCCCGATAAAGCCGCCGATGATGGTCTGGAAAGCGGGAGACAATAGCTTGAAGATTTCTGCATTGTCCACTTCTTTTGACCACAGGCCAAGCAAAAAAGCTGAAACCATGCCAATTACAGATAGGCACAGAGTTGCGCTGACCATTAACGTCACCGCAAAGGTAAGTCGTGCTTTGATGTTGTCGTTCATTTTTTCCTCGCTTTCTCTATGATCTTTGCGCGTAGCAAAGGACTGTCTGATGTGCCTGACCACTCCGGCAAGGCGTTCCAAATATTGACGTAATCGTCCGAACTGCATACCGATTTATCCAGCCAATCCAGCATAGCTTTGTGTCTCTCTGCCGGGTCGTGTGTCGTTAAACCAATAACGTACAACTCCTGCACCGCGCAGCTTGTCTGCCTTGGCCTCTCCATCTTTTTGGACGGCGGCTCGGCGGACAAGATCAGCCTGTCCCCTGCCGAAGCCACCGACAGCAGCAAACCAAAGAAGAGAAGAACGCGCATGGTGCATGGCTCAAAGTCCAATCAGCTTTTTCACGAACTCAGCCGCAACACCCGGCCCTAAAAGCACGGCAACAATGACCACATACAAAAGGTACTCAATCTTGGTCATGCGCTTGGAGCCATCGTCAAAGCGTGCCTGTATGCCCTCATACCGCTGGGCGCAGATTGCCTCATGCACGCTAAGGCGCTTGTCGGTCTCCGTGGCAAGTTCTTGAATTGCTTCCATTATTCATCGCCTTCTGCCTGCTTGACACTTTCAATGTCTTTTGGCTTTGCGGCATCTTGTATGGCTTGCACCAACTGGAACACCTCTTGGTAAGGGCGCGTGCCAAGGTAGCTAAGTATTTGGTTCGCAATTTCGATTGGTAGTAATAGTTTCATGATTTATCAAAAGAGTAAGAAAAAGTTACCAGTAGTTATTACTGGGGGAGCGGTAAAAATCCAGCCGGTATTCCCACTGACGTTAGTAGAGTTTGCTCCAGCATACCAAGTAGCTCCACCTGTAGCAATTGAGTTTGTCAACGACAGGTAATCTGCGCTCACTGTGCCAGTTGCTTTGGATAACGTGTGGGTAGCTGCCGTAACTGAAGCAATGGTTAATATATTACCCGCCGCGCCGCTTGCATTCCAATTTGTAAACGTACTGGTTGTTGCCGCAGTAAATAAGATAGACGTTGCGCCAGTTGCATTGTAGGTATTAGTTATGTTAGAAAAAGTGTTTGAGCCTGTTATGGTCAATGCGCCTGCGCCACCTTGGTCTAGTGTAACTGTGCTATATGAAAAACCACCGCCTGCAAAAGTTTTTGCTGATGCGCTTGTAAGGCTAATTGAACCTGTTCCTGTTACCGTCAATCCTGTAGTAGTTGCGGTAGTCCAAACAGTACCTGTACCAGAACATATAACACTACCAACACCAAAAGCAATTACTCTGGTAGCAGTACCTGTACCACTAAATAACCCTGTAGTTAAAGTTTTACCATTTAAATCAAGTGTGCCAGATGTTAATGTAGTTGTTCGTGTGGTTGCAGTTGTAAAATTATCTACCAACTGAACTGTTCCCGTTAAGTTGTCAATTGTTATTGGCTGGGTAAATGCAATATTGTTGCTTGTTACTTGCTGAGTTGTTCTCCCAGAAAAAGTAATTGCTTGAGTTCCAGAAATTGTTGTTCCACTTCCGTTAAGCCAATTTCCGTAAACATTAGGGCCACCTGAAACAGATAACGTCATTGCGCTTGTTCGTGCAGACATATCAAGCGTACCGATATTCCATCCAGCATTTACTGTTATTGTTCCGGTTACGCTACCGGTGTTATCAAACACGGCAGTATCTTGAGCCAATGGAAAATTAGCCGCAGCAGGTGTTCCACCAGAAGATGTTGCCCATCCCGTAGCAGGCCAGCTTTGCGCACCAGCAAGATTCCAATAAACTGTTTTTGCTGCGGTAAAAGTTATTCCAGAATTGCCATAACAATTTCCAATAGACGTACCCGTCCAACTACCAGCACCAGCGCCTGTAATATCTTGAAAATCACAATAGGCAATAGCGACAGTTGCCGCTGTAATTGTTCTGGAGGTTCCTAATACATCTGAAATAAAAAATGTTCTTGCGTTATAAGAGCCACTATTTGAAGTAAAAGTACCAGTAACAATTTGATTTGCTGCAAATGATAATGTTTTAATTAAACTAGCTGGGCCAGAAATATTTAAGTTAAGAAAAGTATTAGCTCCTCTTATTGATAGAGGACTAGTATTGGAACCGCCTGTAAAACCAACAGTGCTATAAGTAAGACCCCCACTATTAAAATTTGGCGATGATGCTGTAAAGTTTATTGTTGAGGTTCCAGCGTTAAATGTAAGATTTGTTATAGTTGTAAAGTTCCAAGCCGTAGATGTTCCGCTCAAAGTAAGGGTAGAAGAACCTAAAGAAATTGACCTAGTAGAACTATTTGATGAATTAAAAGACGAACTTGTAAAAGCAAAATTTCCTGTACTAAACGTACCGCTGCTAACTGTAATTCCACCTGTTGAAGTTAATGCGCTACCAAGAGTCCAGCCGCCAGTACCAGTAAAAAAAATATTTGATGCCAATGAAACACCATTAGTTGTAATAGTTTTTCCGGTAGTAGTAGATTGAAATGAAATTGGAGCAGTTGTTGACCAAACAGTTCCTGCTACCAAACTCATACTTCCATAAACATCAAGAGTAGGAGCAGTTCCATCTATAAAAGTAACCGTTCCAGCCGATACGGTTATATCAAGACAAACCAATGCCCCTGTGCAGGTAACGGTATAAGTTAATGCTTTATCAAAAATTACTGAATCTGCTGAGGTTGGAACAGATGCTCCTATGGTCGCGGCTTGCATTGCTTGTGAGGCATAAGTACCGCCAACGGATACAACCCAAGTATTAACTGCACCTGATACAACTGTGCCAAGGCTAACGTAAGTGCTTGACCATACAGTCATTCCAGCAACCAATGCTGGTGAACCTGTTGTCGTTAAAGTAGTTCCTGAACAAGATGCTGTAAACGTCAATGCCGTGGCAGCACTCCATTTAGCAGTAGATGAAGTATCCCAAGTTCCAGTACCGCCAGCCCAATAACGATTTGCCATGCTTTACTCCGTAGGAGGCGCAGTGATAACAGCAATCCAGTTATCAAGACGCTGCTGTTTCATGGCATCTAACTCAGCATCACTTAAGCCGTGGTCAGCAGGCAGCACCAAAGCGTCCCGGAATGTGCCGTACTGTGTGTCAAATTCAAATTCAATGCTTACCATGTCATGCTCCTTATGCCGATGCAATGCAGCGCCATTTGCTGGTTGCTGCGTTGTACATAAATCCTACCGTCTTGGGTAGAGTTGTTGAACCGTTTGAGGTGGTTGGAACACTCACTGAGCTATTTTCAGTATTTACCCAAGTAATTGTCTGAGCTACTGCGCTGAAGTCATAAACGCGAACAATTGACATTTGACCATCAACAGCACTTGTTGTGGTCAACGTAATGGTCATCGTTGCCGCTGAACTGTTTGTGAAGGTGTTCAGCCTGTAAGTGATTGGCACTGTACCAGCATTTGCGGCGACCGTTACTGGATTGTTGGTGTAGTTGCCTTGGTAGAAGGTCTGGGTGGCTGTGTAGGAATTGGCTGCATTGTTGGTCGTAAAAGCACCAGCAGAGCCAACATTGATACCTAGCGCCGTGACTACGCCCGTTCCAGTAGTGGTTGACGCAATCCCAGTGCTGGCTCCTCCACCAAGCAATAGTGCGCTGGCCGTCAATGTTGCGGTTTGTGTGACCAAACCATTGGTGGTGTTTACGGCATTACCAATTGCGGTGACTACGCCTGTACCAGTAGTGGTTGTGGCAGGAGCGGCTCCAGCACCTCCGCCCAGAACAATCGCGCTTGCGGCCAATGCGGCAGAGGTGGCCCAAGTAGTACCACTGGAGAAGTACGGGATACCGCCAGAAGTGCCTGCAATCGTGAATGCAGGCGTTGTGGTTGCAGTTGCAATAGATACGATGCCGCCAGTCCAGCCAACAGATGTAACCGTGCCTGTTCCATAAGCCAGTGCTGGGATGTCGGCAGTAGTCAGAGCGCGGAAAGTAGGAGTCGCCGCAGCGCCACTGGACGGGCCTGCAAAAATAGCATTTGCCGATTGGGTCGTCAACGCGCCCGTAAGTGTGCCACTACCCGTTACAGGCGAACCTGAGACAGACATGATCGAAGGTAGTGCTAAAGCTACCGATGTGACATAGGACAACGCAGGAATATCAGCCGTTGTCAATGCCCTAAAAGTAGGCGCAGCCGCAGCACCGCTGCTTGGGCCTGCAAAAATTGCATTTATGGCCTGAGTGGTTAAAGCACCAGTGAGCGTCCCGCTCGTGGTGACTGGCGAACCAGAAACCGAAATAATCGACGGGAGCGATAAGGCCACAGAGGTAACCGAACCAGTGCCATATGGTAGCGCTGGGATGTCAGCGGTCGTTAACGCTCGAAACGTAGGTGCAGCCGCAGCACCAGACGAAGGGCCAGCAAAGATGGCGTTAACAGCTTGAGTGGTCAGCGTTCCGGTCAATGTTCCGCTGGTCGTAACAGGCGAGTTGGTGACCGCCATGATTGAAGGCAATGACAATCCGACCGAAGAAACTGTGCCGGTAGACGATGAGTTTGATGCCAGCAGCTTGACGGCTCCAGCGCTGTTCTTAAAGTACAGCTTCTCATCCAAAGTGTTTAACGCAAGCTCCCCAGCAACCAAGTTTCCAGAAGTTGGGGCAGCAGAAGCCGTTGTGCTGTAGTACAGCGATATTGGGGTGTAGCCAGATGCAGCCATTAGAAAGTAC